TGCAGCTTGTAGGCTAACAATATTGCAGAATTTACTACCGGAATTTCTATTCTCCCGGTGGTGGATTCATCTCATACACCCGCTCCGCCCCGGTCCTTTGACTGGATCGGTTTGCACGGTTTCTTATCGTCCTTTGTTTCATTCTGAACGAAGGGTCGTTGTTACCATCGGTCCCCTGAGACATAGCAACCCTAGCTAATTCGGCCAGGGAAATGCTCTACACTGTACGTGACACTAAGTCGTACAAAATCCATTCCTCCAATTCCAACAACCATTACTGATTGCTAGTAGTCATCGTCCTCATCCGGTACGACTTTCACCTCGGAAGGTGTAAGCCCCGTAGGAGCTCGGTTCATTTTAAGACCAAGTCCTAAAACAGGTAGAGAACCTTGGATAATTCCACTCCACAATCGATAGTATCGAAGGTGAAGAGGAGTTACGGCAGATTGAGATTGGGAAACTCCCTCCAGACCTTCCGGTCGGGAGAAGTTAATAACACTTGGAGAAGCTGAAGCCATGTCTTCTAACGTTACTAGGAAATCCCAGTACCGTTGGAAGAATCCATATGAGATTTTGCTATCTACACTGTGGAAGCTTGGAAGTACTAACATAGAGTTTCCTCTGTGTTTTCCAGCCATAGCCTCTACATTGAACAGCACATCCCGTGCTGTCTCTAGGTATCCCGCAATTGCAGGACCATAGAGTTTAGACCACAATAATCCATAGAACGCTTCTACTTGCTCAGCGTAGTCACTCGGAAACATGTAAATGATTTCCGGAACGTGATTGGGCACGAGTTCGTGCTCATCGAATGAGTCCAGGTCTTCCATGTCTGCTTCCTCAGCAGGATGGTAACTAGCATACAACCAGCTCAAGAATGAGCTAGCCATTTGACTAGTTAGATCTACCCGTTGAGCCTCTACCGCTTCGGCGGCAGCGACTTTTGAGGCGACTTTGGGAACGCATTTAACTAACGTTGTTAGTTTAAAGTCGATCCCGACCTGAACCATATCGTTCACGTACTTAGCAAGTTTTGCTTTACCAATGTTAAAGAACCCCAGTAGCTCATCTGCAGTTTTTGGCAGAGAAATACCAAGCAAGATGGTTCGAACTTGTGCTGACAATTTCCCAAGGGGTTTATTCAACTCCGCGAGATTTCGCCAACCGAATCCAAATGCTTGAAGCAGTCTTGCCGGCGTTAGGGAGTATTTCACTCCAAATTGGACTAACGCAGGCAGCAGTTGTTGGGCAGAACCAACTTCTTTCAGTGGAATAGGACTGATATCAGCCCATTTTCCATCTGGGAAGACGAATATTGTTCGTTTTGCGAACTCTAAACATCGACCAGAGTCAGAAAGAAGTGATTTGGATAAGTTAACTTCCATACCTAATTCTTTTAACAGTTTTAGGTACTCCATAGCAACTGCTTTGTTGGCGATCACTAGATCGTCACCAAGAACCGCATATTCCTCAAACCATTTACCCACAGGAACTACACCTGCTCGCCAGGCCGAAACCTGGACCAGCAGATGATGAGTAAGCGC